CATTACAGATAGAAAGTAAATAAATATTTGGTATCAGGATAGGCTATACCTAGATCTTAAATGATCGAACCTGAGAAGCCTGAGTAAATTTATTCCAGGTACAGGTATAGATGAGAAAAAAGCCAATACATATTCTCAAGAGAACAGAGAGCCGAAGTCGTATCAGGCTCGCTACCTGGTGGCGTTAGGCTCTCGCTATAATTTTTCTTTGAAGTAATCAAGCAACCATTTATTCTCACGGAAGATACCGATCCAATAGTTGCTGAAGTTGTTGACGATTCTTTCTTCTACATCATCTTTATCTAATGCACCGCCTTCGTTAGTCTCACAGGTAAGCCAGGCTATAGAGTGCATGAGTTCGTGGAATACTGTATTGGCCTCATCAATATCTGATAGACCTGCTTGTATTTGAATAAGGTTTTTGCGTTTAAGATAGTGTCCGTAACAATCTGTAAGATTATCTTCACCAAAATCTGGTGATCCTAGTTCAATCTTTATATCGGTACAATGTACTTTGATAGACTTATCGTTAATGGATTGTTTGGTCTTTGGCATAATGTGTATGAAACTGATCCTCTAGATTCTCAATATACTCTTGCATATCTTCTTCTTCGCATACGATCTCAAGATAGATCTTAGCAGATATAAGTTTCCCTATAGCATTAGCAACTTTGTAAGGGCAATCAAGGCTTTCTTGAATACCACTAACTAGTCTCTCCATATCAAGATCTTTGAGATACTTATCTGATTTAGAAAGTTGTTTGTTATCAGACATTTAGATACACCTCTGGTTATTCTAATTAGATTAGTAGGTTATGGTAAATCATAAGTCAAGAGATATCTTGTATAAGATAGCTGCATAGATACCTGGTTCAAGGTTACGTTCTCTCCAGAATCTACGCTCTCCGTAATGATGTAGTTTGTGATGACACATAGGACATAAAGGTACAGTCCAGCAATCATCAGACTTCATAGACATACCATTAGGTTTGATATGAGTGAGATGGTGCGCGCAGATATCTATATCAGTCTTGCAATAACAGCAAGGATACTGCCTGACATTCTTTAAATGTTTAGCGTTTCTTATTGCCACGAATAGTATTACCTTTATCTTTAAGTCCGTAGAAGATAGAAGTTTCATCTAAAGCTTCTCGGAATCTGTGACCTCCATACGCTTTAGGAAACTTATAAGCTAAGTTCATCTGACGAATACTGTGGCCAAAACCACACACATATTCTAATAGATCATAAGACTTCTGTCCTATGACACTATGTAAACGATTCAGTTCATCCATGGCATCAAGCTTGTGATCTCCAATGGAAGTGTTCAATGAGTTGTCTACTCGTACACCTATCTCTGGTTTAGATATAAGTTGGGAGGTTTCCCATTTACGTCTAAAGATAGAGCCAGCTGTATATTGTAGAGCATCAATCTGTCTACGGTGAAACATAGTTTCGATAGAAGATTCTCTGATGTTACGAATACTAGCAGGTTTATCTTTGTTAGGTTGATAAATTAATAGTTCTCTATTGTAAGAGATTATGGTATCATCAGACATATAAAAACAATAAGTGATTTGAGAAAGGAATACAATGAAAATAAATGATTATAGACATAGTGCAAGCAAGGGTAATGATTGGTACAATAATCCATCACAATGGATCTATAGACATTTACTAGGTAATAGATCTGAGACTACACCTCGTATGGGTATGGGTAACTCAGCAGAATTTGGTTGTGCAATTAGTTTATTCTATAATAGATCAGATGCTCAAGTAGTTGAACACTCTACAAATCATATGGTTAATCAATTTAATGGTGAATGGTTTGATGAGACAGATAAGGTTGGCAGCATATCCGTTAACTTAGCCAACGCAATCAAAGAACATTTCCCTGATGCTGGTATACCACATTTATTTCAGAGTTATAAACGCCATACACTAAGCAGTTTAGAGTATCCTATTACTACAGTAACAGATTTTGAATATGAGAATATGATAGTAGATACCAAGGCTACATTAGCAGTACCAAGTAAACCAAGAGAAGATCATGTTAGGCAACAATCATTGTACTCAGTTCTATTGGGTAAGCCTGCAACACTAGTCTATGCCTCACATAAAAAGTCAGCAGTATTTGAATTAGATGAAAAAACTATTAACACAAATTATGAAACTATGGTAAATTCGTTTGAGTCTTTGGAGACCTTTATGCGTAATGTACCTAACACAGAAACATTTAAACAAATGATACCATTGAATACAGATGGATTCAAATGGAGTGAAGAGGATCGTGAAAATGCGAAAACGCTTTGGAACAACTAATGGTGCTACAAAGATAGGATTAACTAACATAGCAAGGAGAATACAAATGGAACTAAATAAATCAGTAGGTACAGTGGATTATATATCTGCACCTAAACCAGGTAAGGATCAATGGTTCATGCCTGTTGTACTAAATCAAAGTGGAACCAAGATAAAGTTCTACTGTAAGTTTGATCCACAAGTATCAGTGGGTGATCAAGTCATGGTACATTATGGACAAGAACGAAATGGAAATGCTACTGCATTCAAAGTAGAACGACCTGATAAAGATGTAAACGAAACAGAAACATCAAGCGGTGGAGCGAAAGCGACACCGAATAGTTCTAAGGCTTTACCACAAGATATGATAGCAGTAGGATTGGCTGGTCGAATAACTGAAGTACTTATGACGTTACATCATGAGAAAGGTATCCAACTAAAAGATCCAGCAGGTGAAGTAGCTAAATGGATTACAATAGGTCAACAAGGATACAACAAAGCAACTACTAATGTAGTAGATGAAATCAAAGATGCATTCCCTGGTGCAACTGTAGAGAATGCTGATGATGATATTGATGACGAAGTACCATTCTAGAAAGGAGTAACATGACAATCATTACAAGAGAAGGTATGGAGAAAGCTCTCCAACAAAACTATGATAACGAAGATACTGAAGCAGAACATGTAGCTCAAGCTAGTTATGTTAAGGAGTATCTAAGAACTGTATTGGCTGAACAAGTATTCAAAGCTCCAGCTGATTTATCAGGTGCAATGAAAGAACATTGGGCCAGACAAAGTGATGAATACAAACAACATCTATTAGCTATGAAAGAATCTATAAGACTCAAAGAGAAAGATAACTTCCGTAGAAAAGATAATGATATGTATTGTTCTCAGTTTCAATCACTAACTAAAGCTGGTGCTATATGACAGATCCTTTAGTTGATAAGGTATGCGAGAAGATGAAACAAAGAGCAGCCGAAGGTATTCTTAAATATGGTGATACAATGCGTACTGCTAATAAACCTTTTTTACAATGGATCGAAGATGCACAAGAAGAAGCAATGGACTTCATTGTATATCTAGAAAAGATTAAGGAAGGAATAGAATGATCTATGATACCAGAACAAAATTTATGGGTAGCTGTAATTGCAGCAGCAATACAAGAAGCATTAAAGAATGTTACTCGTAAAGATAGTAATGGTGAAATTAAAAGACATATAGATCACACACACATCCTAAATGCTAGAGAATGGTTATCAAGTAATAGTGATGACTTTAAGTTAACTTGTCATCTTGCTGGTTTAGAACCAGAATATGTACAACGCAAATGGTTTAAGATACAAAAAGGAATGTTAAATCCTAAGAGTTACTTTACAGATAGAACTTACTAATCAATTATTTTAAGGATTCTTTTTCTGTCGCCCATGTCGATTTCGATTTCCGCTGTAACTTGTTTACATTGGATTGAGACACCAGCTTGATCCTCACCAATCTGTCTTGTAACAATGCGTTTCTGTTCCAGGCAGTCAGCCATACCGCTTGTAGGCACATACTCTATAACCTTTCCGTTGCTTATCATTAATATTGCAAATACTACTTCAATCATGTGTACCGTTATTTCTTAATTTATCTGTTATAGTTTCAAGGTCTATTACTCTTTCTTCTATAAACTGAGAGTGCATATCAACTTTATCAATCATAGGTAGTTTATCTTCTACATCTGTTTTTAATTTCTCATGTTCTTTAGATAGAAATTCCAATAACATATATTGCTCCTGATCAATAGGCTTTTGTTCAGCAGCTTTTAGTAAGTCAGCTTGCATTAGCTGTAGTTCTGTTTCTATAATATTAAGTCGCTCAATGACTCCAAACCCGAACCAAGCACCCACAACAACAGCCCCAATAATGCTGATAAGATTACGAGCTGGCATTGAGATGGAGGTGTTTTCACTTACTTTCATACCTCATCCAACTGTACAAATTTACCTTCACAAAAATATTCAAATGATTGCATATTCATTCCATCTATGTTTCTAAACTTTTCTAATAAACTATCTACCAGGATTACTTTATTATCAAAAAGATATTGTTGACATGCATCCTCAGATATAAATTCCATATCTTGGAGATGAGTGTTTCTAGTTTGTTCTCCCTCATACCACATCATTACTGTAAGAACCCAAATCATTTTTTACCAAAGAATTTTGATGCACCTTTAATTCCGAATGAGGCACTCACGATCACTCCCAAGGTGTACTTGTACCAGTCAGGGGTCATTGCTAAAGCTGCGAAACCTCGTTCTACATACTCTACAGTAAATGGTAAGAAACAGAGCAATAAAGGGATTGAAAAAAGTATGGTTAAATATTCGTCTTTCCATGAATCCTTACTACCTTTGATTGCTTCTAGATCCCAGTCTACTTCACCTTTAATTTGTTGTTTAACAATCTCTGTTTCAGCTTCTATCTTAACTAATTTCTGTTTAGCTTTTGCTTTTTTGGTTTCCATGTATCCACCAATAGCATCACTAGCCACTCCTAAGAGAGGCTTGATTAACATTTGTAACATATAATATCCTTATAAATTTTGTATGATAGTACTAAGTTCTAAACATCTTTCAGGAGTTTGTTGTCTCCATCTTGAGTCTTTCATTTGTACAGATGCTTCTTCAAAGTTACATTCAGACATAGCTTTAAACATCTTTTTAAACTTACTAACACCAGCTTCACCAAGTTGGAAACACATCTCAATTAAAATACCTTGTACGATATTTCTTTTGTGATCTTCTAAATCTATCCAACTAGTATTTTCTAAATGTTGTTCAATAAGATTGTTAGCTCCTGTTAGTGCTTTGTTAAAATCTTTATCAAATAAATCTGACCAACCTTCTTTTGTAGTTGGTACTTCTTCACCATCTAAAATTTTATGTCCCCAACCACCAGTTAGAAATCCTTCAGTACAATGATATGGTTCTAGTCTATAACCTTCATGTGCTTTAATTCTAGATTTTACTTCTTCCATTATGCAATAATGATAGCAACAATAATAATCACTCCAACAGCAGCAATCATTTTATTTCTTTTAGATAGCGCATTCCAATTATCAACTATCATATCTTTTATATCTTTCATATTAACCCTCCAGGTAGTAAGATTTAATTAATTCATCTATAACTAAACCTTGTATTGTTGATGCAGTACCATCACCTCTACGAGGTGCAGCAGCTGCCATTCGTTTTAAAGACTTGTCTAAGTTTTTTCTTAATTGTAATCGTTCAGTAATATCATCAGATAGATCAATCAACATATCACTAAACACAGTTCCTATTTTCATATCACTCCAGATACGAACTACTCTAGGCATCATATCTTTAGGATCATATCCTATATTTACATAGAACTTATGATTATCCATTTCATATTTTCTAGTTACTCCAGGTCGTCTATTGCTTTCAGGCTCATACATATGTGGCTCCTCAGTTAAGTTGGTTTGCTCCATTGAGTAGTTGTCTTGCGAGATTAATTGCATCTTCGCTTGTGAGTCTGTTTTCTGCATAGATTCCCCTTGTTGAATTGATATATAAATAAAGTTTTTTCTTAACAATCTTTACTCCCTGTTTAGGAGTTGTCAAATATTCTAAGTCAGTTCTTTGTTCCATCTTCCACCTTTATTTAAAACCATAGGTATCAATTTTGGGAGTCCATTTAATATAACGCCACATCCAATTATTGGTCTAGATTTTTGTGTTTTCATGTACTCGAATGCTAGAGACTTAGCATCTATTAAGCATCCGACTTGCATACCCCAGTTTAGACTGTTGGGATTACCCCAGTATTGAATAGAATAAGAGCTATGGTAGTGTCCTTGAACTGTAGGGCAACCATATTGTTGTGCTACCTTTAATACATTAGCAGCTTTACCATGACAGAAATATACTTGCTGTCCATTAGACATAGTAATAATTAAATCATCATGCCATTTCCAACCAGGGCCAACTTCTAAAAATTCATTATAAGATTTCATTGCAGCTCTTGGTAGACCTGATGCTTTCTGTCTACGATATACCAGGCTACCATGATTAGAATCCATAAGATCCATTTTAGGAAATAGTTTTTCCATTTGATGGATAGTAACTAATGATGCTTGATGTTCATCTCCTGCACTATATAGATCAGGATCAGAGTCATGGAATGATATAGCATGAGAGTCAACCTCATCCCCTATATGTATAATACGATCTGGTTTATATTTCTTTTTGATAGCAGAAAGAAATGCTATTAAATCTGGATGATGATACGGACAATGCGTATCAGATATAATCAAGATTGATTTGTTCATATCGAAATGTAGACCGATTTGATCTATATTGTCAAATCAAGGTTCTTACTATTAAATAACACATTTGTAGGAATACTGTAGTACCAATAAACCACACTAGAGCTTTGAGTTGACGCATATCTTTTTCGACATGATAGAGATGATTATCCTTGAGGGTGTTGAGCTTATTATCCATTAGCTCTAGTTTACCCTCAATACGGATAATTGCTTCTCTATTGTCCTGTTCCACTTTTTTCTTCTTCTTTAGGTAACTCTGCCTGTAGTAGAGCTGTATAATGGTTTGCAATAATATCTAGATCAAATTTATCAGCACCTATTTTCATTAACTTTTGATAGAGTGCTTTACCTTTGTCAGATAATTTAGTCTCGTCATATTCTTTTTCGTTTAATGTAAACATAGTATCTCCTTAGTTTTAGCTAAGTGTATTTACATCAAATGAATTGTCAACTGTATCAACAGCTGGTGGGTTTTTGTGATTATTATGTTTTTTTGCAAACATATCATCCCAATGTGCCTCATCCATAAGTGTCAATAGTTCAGCTTTAGTATAGCTACCTGGTGCTTTTGATGGTACATCTATCTTTTCAGATTTGCTAAATGTATGAGAAAAGTCACCATCAGTATATTTATACTCAACTGACCATTCTGTTACATTTCCATCAGCATTTACTTTAGGTTTAGCTGATACCCATTCTTTAGTTACTGCCATATTATTCTCCTTTTAGAGTGTTTACTTCGTTTTGCAGAGTTGTTACTTGAGCCGACAACTCTTGTACGGCTTTTATTAGTGGATAAATAAATTGACCTTCTCTTAAGCTTTGACTGTCATCTTCATCTAAATCCCATCCAGTAAATTTGTCGTGTCCAACTTTATCCATAGCTGATTTAACTTCTTGTGCAATTAAACCATATTGTAAAGTTTCTGTATCTTTAGCATTTGTTTCTGTTTTGTGTTTTGTTAATTCTTGAGGAACAGTTGAAGTGTCTTTCCATTTAAAGGTTACTGGTCTTAATTCATTAATAAAATCTAACCCAAGATCAGTAGATGTAATATTATCTTTTAATCTTTCATCAGATGATTGTGTCCAAGAAGCACTTGAGGCAAAGTCTGCGTAAATTAATGCACCAGATTTTCCAATAGCAACTCTGTTGTCAACAGTGGCTATATCTACTCCAATCACAATAGAGTTTGTTGTATCGCTAG